GATTGCCCCCAACCTGGCTCAAGCTGAGCTTTCCCAACGGGAACTTGCCAGGCGGCACCTGGTTGATTTCTCTGAGTATGTGTCCCCCTGGTACAGGGGTTATCGCCATCATTTACTGGTTGGCCAGTATCTGGAAGAGGTTGCCCGTTTTATTAAAACACGCGGCAAAGAGGGGATCGGAAGATTGATGATCTTCATGCCTCCCAGACACGGCAAAACGGAACAATGCTCCAGGCAATTTCCTGCCTGGCTTTTGGGCAACCTGCCAGATACAAGGATCATCCTGACATCATATAACGGCGATCGTGCCAATGCCAACAGTCGTGCAGCTCGTGACCTGGTGCTTGAGAGCCGCTATGAGGCTTTATTTGGCCGACGATCGAGCGTTGAAACCCCGGTGAGAATGTCGGATGACAGCCGGAGTGTGACCGCCTGGGACCTTGCCAATCCTCATCGAGGCGGGGTGGTTTCCGCGGGTGTGGGCGGCGGTATCACCGGCACCGGCGCCCATTTGATGGTGGTGGATGATCCCCTGCGAGGCAGGGAAGAAGCTGAGAGCGAATCACAGCGTGAACGGGTTTGGGAATGGTGGACTTCAACAGCCTATACCCGGTTGGAAGACGGCGGCGCGGTGGTGATCATCATGACCCGCTGGCACCCGGATGATTTGGCTGGTCGGCTTTTAGCCCAGATGGCAAGCGACCCGATGGCGGATCAATACAAGGTTCTCAACCTCCCTGCGATCTGGGAAAAACCATCGATCCCGGAAGAGAAGACCTTTGAAGACTATCACCGGGATATGTTATTGAACGGTGTTTGGACGGATGAGGCAGATCAGCTTGGACGGAAGGAAGGCCAGGCATTATGGCCGATCAAATACAGCGAAGAGGACCTGGAACGGATCAAGATCAACGTCGGCGGCCATGACTGGCTTTCACTGTATCAGCAGAGCCCGATCCAGCGGGAAGGGGCGATGTTCAAGCCGGAGTGGTTCGATATTGTGGATAAGGCACCGGATAACGTCGTGGCTCGAACACGATACTGGGATAAGGCTGGATCCAATAACAGCGGCGATTATTCCGCAGGCGTATTGATCAGCCGGGCACCCAACGGCCATTATTACGTCGAGGATGTGGTTCGGGAGCAGCTGAGCTCTTACAGGCGAAACCAGACAATGAAGCGGGTGATCGATGGGGATCTGCTGCGGGTTGGTCCTAATGTGCAGCAATACCACGAAATTGAACCCGGTTCGGCTGGTGAAGAAGCTGCCAGGAACACGGTCAAGGAATTGGAAGGGCGTGCGATCAAGGCGGACCCTGTCGGGAACAAGAGTAAAGAAGTCCGTGCCACAGCACTGGCAACGGCGTGTGAGGCAAAATTGGTGCATTTGGTTAGAGGCACATGGAATAATGCGTTCATTGAAGAGTTGATCATGTTTCCGAAGGGTAGAAACGATGACCAGGTTGATGCGGCTGCGGGTGCATACAACAAGATCGCCCGGTCCGGGCGAAGCGGGGTGCACTAATGGCGAAACGTAACTGGTTGACAAGAACGGGCGTCAATGTTTTCTCAACCCTGCGGCTGTGGGGGAAGGCGATCAGGGGCCAGCGGTACTCGGTCACATCGATCAATACCAACGGTGCTGAAGTGACCCGCCTGGTGGATTATGACACCTACTGCGAGGAAGGCTATAAGCGAAACGCGGTGGTGTTCTCGGCTGTACGTGAGATTGCCAGAACAGCGCCAAGCGCAAGGATGCAGGTTCATAAACGGTTGAAACGGGGTCAAACGGAGATCTATGAAGAACATCCCCTGCAGGCGATCATGGACATGCCCAACCCCAAACAAAGCCACTATGACTTTGTGGAATTATTACTGACCTATTTCAACCTTGACGGAAATGCGTTTGTTTTGCGAGATCATGTGGGGAAGAGAACCCGGGCATTGTGGCTGCCAAGACCGGACAAAATGAGTCCGGTGATTGATCAGAAGGGCAGCTTGTATGAACCAGGTGCCCTGCTTGGTTATAGCTACAACACCCAGGGTGGGGAGAAGCTTTATTTTTTGCCGGAAGATGTGATCCATATCAAGTATCCGAATCCGAATGACCGGTACCACGGGATGGGGCGCGGCATTCCCCCTTTGATGGCAGCGGCTTTTGATGCGGACAACGACAACAGCCAGACAAGTTTCATCAAACAGTTCTTCAAAAACGGTGCGGTGCCAAGCGGGATCATCAAGAGCAAAAACATCCTGGATGACACGGAAGTTAAACGAATCCAACATCGGATTGCTGAGCAGTATACGGGTGAAGCCAACTGGCACAAGATCATGGTTCTGGATGCTGATGCGGAGTATGAAGCAACCGGCATGCGGCTGGACCAGATGATGTTCCCGGACCTGCGGGCGATCAGTGAGACCCGGATCTGTGCAGCTTTCAAGGTGCCCCCGGTATTGATCGGCGTCAAAGCCGGGTTGGATGCAGCCACCTACTCGAATTACAAACTGGCCAGACAGGCACTGTGGGAAGACAACATCATCCCAACCAATATGAAGCTGGCGGAAGCCTTCACCCGGGCATTCAGCGAAGAGCTGGGTGAGAACGTGATCATCAAACATGATTATGCTGACGTGGTGGCACTCCAGCAGGACCGGACAGACCGGTTTGCTCGAGCCAACCAGGCGGTGATGGGCGGGTGGATCACGGTGAACGAGGCCAGACGTGAGGTTGCCCTTGGCCCGCTGCCTGTGGGTGTGGGAGATGTGCTCTACCGGCCGTTGATGGCGGAGGCTGTGAACGATGGGGCTGGGGATGCTTCAAAGTCAGGTATCAGGTATGAGGTATTGGGGATTGGGGATGAAACACAGTCGCTACCTTCGATAAAAGAAGAAAAGAAGATTGCATCGTACCTCGCAATGACAGAGATTGGCGGGTTGCGGCTTATATCGCCTGGGAAGCCAGTCCGAAGAAAAACCGCTGGCCAGGGTCAATCACCGAGCTTGCAACAATGGTTTTGGGGTTGAAAAGCCCCCGGGTGATCTATACCTGGCGGAAGAAGAACCCAGCGATCGATGAGGTGGTGTCTGTGATGCAGACAGCGCCTTTATATGAACACCGCCGGGATGTGATCGAGGCTTTGATCGCTGTGGCAACGGACCCGGATTATAAAGCGCATAAAGACCGAAAACTGTTCTTTGAGATGCTCGGGGATTACACCCCCAGGCAGCAGGTGGACGTCAGCGATAATCGAGCGGCTTTGGATGACCTGAGCCAGCTGAGTGATGATGAGCTGCGGAAACGGGCGGAGCTTTTAAAAGAAAAGGACGATGAGGATAGGCCAACATCTCATGATGTTGGCACTGCGCTGGAGCGGCCTGATGCCGCCCAGCTTGAGGAAGATGATGGGGTGAATAGTGGCGCCTGAGACTTTGACTGCGATTGCCCCCAACCTGGCTCAAGCTGAGCTTTCCCAACGGGAACTTGCCAGGCGG